CAGTCAACATTGATTCAATTCAATCTGTGTACGAATCTAAGTATAAGTCATTGGTCAATAAAAATGTAGAAACCGAGAAGATATTCATCAGAACTAATGTAGTTCCTTCTTGGGCAATAATTACAATTTTTATTGAAAGCTTAATTATCTTACTGTACTTTTACTTTAAGTTTATAAACCCATTTAAATGAAAACATGGAAAGAATTAGTGATTGATGCAATTAATATGCATCGATCAGAAGGAGTTAGTAGACACGAGGCTTCTCGTAGAGTAACTCAAGGTACAGAACATTCATCTGAAAACATTCGTAAATCTATGAGTAGATACGAAAAGAAGATGGATCATACTGCTCTTGACTCTGAAGCTTCAACAATGGGCTTCCCTATTGACAATGTATCTTCTTATTGGTTAAAGTCTAAACATATCTCTGTACACGTTAAAGGAGATAAACAAGAGATTAACTACTTTGATGAGATAGCAAAGATTGTAGAAGGTTATAATCCTGAAAAGCTAAGAACTATTGAGAAGGTAGAAACACCAACTCCTAAAGCAATTAAGGCAACACTAAGTGATATGCACGTTGGCTTAGACCCTAATCCTAATAATAAATCCCTATTCTCATACGAGTACAATGCCGAAGTCTTTAAGTCAAATCTTGATAAAGTTTATAATTCTATTCTCAAGGAATATACCGCTAATGGTAGATTTGATTTGCTTATTATAGATGACTTAGGAGATGGACTTGATGGATGGGATGGATTGACTACTCGTGGAGGGCACAAGCTTGAGCAGAACATGAGTAACCAAGAAGCATTCAAGACTTTTGTAGAAGGTAAGCTAACATTAATTGAGAATTGTGTAAGAGCAGGTATTGCTAATGAAGTATTGGTAAGAAATGTAGCTAATGATAACCATTCAGGATCGTTTGCTTCTATTGCTAATATGACCATCCAAATGCTTCTTAATAGAACTTATGGAGAAGATTCAGTTAAGTTTTACATCTTAGAAAGATTTATGGAGCATTTTAAATACGGAATGCACACTTATATCCTTACTCATGGTAAAGACTCCCAGTATATGTTTAAGGGATTGCCTTTTGAGTTAAATGACAAGGCTACTTCTTTTATAAACGATTACATAGACCACTACGAGATTGACACTCCCTTCATCCACTTAGAAAAAGGTGATTTGCACCGTATCGGTTACTCAAGAACTAAGAAGTTTGACTATCGTAATTATATGAGTTTTGCCCCTCCTTCTGCTTGGGTGCAACATAATTTTGGAGATTGTTATTCCGGTTATTCAATTGAGATTATTCCAAAGTTTAGTGGAGAAATCTCTCACACAGACTACTACTTTGATTTAAGCAAGAAATTATAGTACCTTCGTAGCATACGTTTTCATGTATGTTTGTTTGGGTTAGGTTTCGGTAAATGGGGGGCAATTGCTCCCTTTTTACTTTTAAAACAAAAATACCCACCAACAAAGTCAATGGGTATTCTACATAAACATTATGAAATCAAATCTACTATCTTAAAAGATATTCTTTCTGTTAAAAATATCTTGTTCACTTATTCTTGAGGTTGCTACATCCACATACATATCATGGGTAGCAGTATTACCATCTCTGTTCTTTAAGAAGATATACTCTAGCTTATTGTTAAATGTAACATTTGGATTGTTGTTTTCTCTTGCCTCCTCATAAGCATAATAATCTTCTCGGTACAATCCTACTACTACCGATGCCATTTGTTCTATCTTTCCTGATGATCGTAGGTCAGAAAGCTTGGGTCTATGACTACTTCTACCTTCGGATGCTCTGTTAAGTTGGGCAGCACATACAAAAGGTATGTTAAGTTTTTTAGCTAAAGACTGTATCTTATCGGCGACAGTTCCTACCATTGCTACTTCATTAGAAGCATTAATTGTGCTATCTGTCATTAGTTGCAAATAGTCAATCATAACCATTTTAATATTCTTTTCTCTAACTATCTTTTGTATCATATTAGATAGGTAGTTTATATCTCTATTAGCCCCATCATACCAAGTTATTGGTAACTTTTCTAATCTTGTAACTGCTTCTGATTGCACACTTGTAAATTGCTCAATACTTATACGGCCTGTCTTAATCTTAGAATAAGGTGTAGGGTTATCTAATTGTCCAGAAATCATTCGGTATATTAAAGACATTACTGGCATCTCTAAAGAAAGGAATAGGACATTGTAGTTAAGTTCTGCTGCACACCTTGCGTGTTCAAGTAATGTAATGGTCTTTCCTTGTCCAGGTCTTGCAGCAAATAATATAACATTACCTTTTAACCAACCTCCTGTAATCTCATCTAACTTAGGGTATCCTGTAGGTACTCCTGATAGGCTACCATTGGTCATAACATCACCTAAATTGTTAACTGCCGACAATAAAGCATCTTTCATTGACACTATCTCATCTGTATTATCTTTTACTACTTCGTTGCTTATAGTATTATTAATCTTATCTAATAAGGTAAAGTAATCTACACCATTTACTAAGTCAGAAGTTATCTCTTTAGATAACATTAGTAAATCTCTTTTACCTTTTAACTCGGCTAACCAAATCAATAACTCTCCTGCATTAAGTGGTGACTTAGTAGATTGTGCAGTCATCACAGATGCCCAGTCTTTACTTCCCTTTGATTTAAGCCTTAATATTACATCTGATAAGGTGAATGTGCCTTTCTCTGAAAATAACTCAACACAAGTCAAATAAACGTTGCGTGTTGACTCAAAGTGAAATACATCAGGCTTAATAATCTTTTGAACTTCCTTTGTATAAGATGGATAGTTGCAAAGTACTGCAATTAGTTCTTGTTCGGAATCTAAATCAGTTAGTGATATTGTTTGGTTTGATTTCATAAGTTGAATAGACGCATTTAAAATATAATATTATTGTTTATTTAAAGCTATATCTTTAAAATAAATTTTTTCTATTAAATCTATGCCTTTAAATATGTTTTGTTATTAAAACTTAAAGACACTAGCAGTTTGTGGGCTTTCAATCTTTCTTGGCATATAACCTTCATCTTCCCAAGTTCTTTGATTTAAATAAGTTGTTGGGTTCTTTCTAAACTTAATATCGGGTGTTGATTTTAAGTAGAACGGCAAAGTTTCAAATATTTTATCAATTTCTTTCATTGATAGCTTAATAAACTTTGTCTTTGAATCCTTAGTGCCTACCTTTTTATTATAAACTTCCCAAAACTTCTCAAAAAGATGTTCTTTTAGGTTTACTTCTTCAAGTATTGCTTGAGCACTTACTTGTGGTAACACAGGTAAATTTACCTTCTTGTCAATGTGGTAGATTAAGTCTAATCCTTGAGTACCAGTTAACTTAGTTTTATTAAGTGAATCAAGTAGTTCTTGATCCTTGATAGAGTATAGGAACTTACCTAATACTTCTTGGAGAAAATCTCCTAATCCTAATTGCTTGGTTTCCATTCTTGTAAGGTTATAAAATCTTTAAACTTTTTTATCTTAATAAAAGCTGCGTGTTTCTCACGATTCTTTGCGTGTTGTAATCTATAAATCCAAACATTAATAGTGTGATGGGTATCGTGTATAATATGCCCATCAAAACTTTTAAAGTCTAAAGTCGTAGAGGTAGTAGCTAAGTAATTATTAGCCCACTTGAGAGCCATCTGATAATACTCCTCTTGCTTGCTTTCTTCCATCTTTTTTACATATATAGTAATACCGATTCTTCCTTAATGAGTAGAACCCACCTTTATTAAACTGGACTTCTACCTTGTGATTACAATGCTCACAAGTCCAAGCCATTGCAAACTTATTGCCACTATTCATTGAATACCTAATGATTGGTTCAAGTTTATTATCTATCAAGCAATAAGGGCATTTAGGATCGTGGTCTATAAAATGACCTTTATACTTGCGTTCCATAGAATGATTCCTTTAGCTTATTAAATGATGCAACATTAATCTTTAACCATCCTTTACGCATAAGGTAAGCTTCTATTCTGTCCTCATTAGAACCAAGCAATCTAGTCAACTTACCATCTTTAGAATAGGATTTATAGTTTAATGCGTTGTAGTCTATTTCTGCTACTTCAAGTGATTTATTATCACGATAGTATTTAATTGTTATTTGCTTTGCCATTTTCTTCTATTTCTTGTGCTAAATCGATTATTGCTTGATTAAATTGTTCAGATGAAAAAGTAAGTCCCATTGTAATTACTTTAAAGGCATCTAATACCTCTCCTATTGTGCTATCTTCTTCAATTGATATACTTACCTCATTGTTATAGCTTTGTCCTGTTAATGTCAGTTTATCCTTAGCCATGTTAATTATTTATAAAGATTAGTAAGTAAGTAAAGTACATTAGTAATGTTAATCCTAATCCTACTACACCTGCAAATGCCATAAACTCGGCTGCATCGTGATTCTGTTTTGATTTACCTTGATAATATTTAGTTTCCATTTTGTTTGATAATTAAGATTCCTGATTTAGTGTATCTACCTGGTTCTAATTGACCATGCCATTCTTCGTGATCAACTTCTATTGAGAAAGCCTTGTAAGGCTCATATCCCAAGACTTGTTGCGTGTTCGTCATCGTAGGCTTCGTATGTAAGTACAAAGTAACTCCTAGATAAAATAGAATAAGGATTACAATTGGGTATTTGCTTGAGTTCTTCATAGTCGTTAATTAGTTTTTGAATTTCCTTTGCGTTTTCCAATAAACATTTTTTCTGTGCCTTGTCCATATAGCTTCTTGTAGTTAAGTTGAAGTTGATTGTATAAGTTTTCTCCAAATTGTGAGTAGGTTACTCCTAATTGGTTAGTTTGAAATTGGTGTTGTGTTTTCATGTTGTTTTGTTTTTAAAATAAGTATTGTTCGGTAAAATATTGGTTAACATCTTCTGTAGGATTATCTCCGTAGAACTTCTGATAAACTTCTATTGCCTTGTTAACCTTTAAGAATCCTGATTCTCTGAAGTCATCTGATACTTTAAATAATCCTAAACGATTAGTGCCTTTCTCAATAACGATAAAAGCCATCTGCTTACCAGTTAATGTTTCATAGATATGCGTTTGGCTATCATAATTATATTTCTTGGCACTATAGCGAAATTCTTCGATTGAACTTGTCGTTTTGAGATCGTAGATAAAGTCACCATTAATAATATCTGCTTTACCTTTAAAAGTCATCCCATTTACTTCTCCTAATAAAGGAACTTCGTACTTAACACCATTATCCCAAACTAAAGGAGAAAGTGTCTTGTTGCCCCTTAGTGCAACTACCATTGAATCTACTTCATCAGCTTCTTTCTTTAGTAGCATAAACTCTTGACCTGAAGCCTTGCAAGCATCTTTGTAGATGTTAGTGGTACGAGTGGAGGCATCTACTAATTTAAAGTTCTTTAGCTTATAAGGCTCTAAGCAAGCTGTGTGAAAGTAGTTACCTTGTAACATTGGTAAAGTCTTTTGTGAAGGCATACCAAACATCTTAGGGTTACTAAGTAAAGTTCCAATATCACTATTAGACATAAATTGTCTACCGAATGAGCCATAATATTGGTCATCATCCTTTAGTTTTTCAAGTATTTGTTCGTTTGTCATGGGTTATTTAATTCTTACTTGATATTTAGATTTAAAATATTGTTTGATGTTACCATCAGGGCTATGTTCAAAGAAGTCATCAGGTTGAATATCATTCATTAAAAACTGAAGCAATTCGAAGATTTGATCCCAGTAAGCATTAGAAAGAATCTCTTGTTGTTCTTCCCACTTACCATCATTAATTGGCATACCATTCATTTGCTATGGATTTTAACATTGTTTCTACTTGCTCATCTTTAATCTTACCATAAGCATGGGATTGAACTATCCCGATGTTATACTCTCTACCTCTGTAGGGTAAAGACCCGTTCTCGTTTAGCCTCTTGGCTACTTCTTGAAATAACTCCGAGTAAGTCTTACTTCTCGGAATTAATATCTTTTCTTTTAGTTTCATAAAATCTTAAATCCTAAAATATTATTGAGTGGAATAATCTTAGAAGTCACCAACTTAGGAACCATAACTATACCTTCTTTTTTTGTAAATTCTTGAACTAGGATTGAAGGGTTTAGAAATGGCTCCGGGTGAGTACAAACTACTGATAATAAAGAATCAGTAACTTCTAGTAATCGGGTAGTAATAGTTTCTTCTCCCATTCCTAGCTTATAAGTCATTAATGCTGACTTACCGATATTCTTATTGATTGTGTTTACTAATGGGTTAATCGTTTCCATGATGTTGTTTGGTTATA